TTAGTCTTCAAAATAAAATAGGCTTGATTTTAGATCAAGGTGAGATAGGTTCCTGTGTTTCTAATGCTTTTGCTCAGTATATAAACATGTCTACAAATAAAACGGTTAAAATATCCAGATTATACCATTATTATTGTGGAAGAGCCCTTGGTGGCGATTCTTCTGCGGATGATACCGGACTAGATATTCGAACGGCTGCTAAAATAATACAAAAATACGGTGCGTCTTCTGAGAATATATGGCCTTACAGGACAGCACAGTTCTCCACTTTACCGCCCTTTAATGTATTTAAAGCATCTAAATTGTTCCGCAAATATAACTACGCGTTTGTGAATCAAGACCTAGGTAGTTTAAAAGTATGTTTATCAGTGAACAAGTCGCCTATTATATTTGGTTTCAGTGTTTACGACAGTTTTATGAATAGTGTGAATGGTCAAATAACTTTGCCGGATGTAAACACGGAAACATTACAAGGCGGACACTGTATGCTAATAGTCGGATTCAACGACACAAACCAATCATTTATTTGTGTGAACTCGTGGGGAAATCAGTGGGGCGATAAAGGATACTGTTATATGCCATATGCGTATATATTAGATCCTTCTCTCTCCAGCGACTTTTGTAAATTGAATTTTGTTTTTTAAAAAGGATACTTTTTCTTTTTTTGTTTTCTGGTGTTGTTATTTTTTTTATTGTATCCCCACAGAAAAATTCCATTTTTTTTAGTCTGTCTTTTTTTTCTAGGCGTATCTTTCATGGTCTTTTTATTTAAAACATCTTTATTTCCGGGTCTATAATTTAAAAACCATTCTTCAAATTCCAAGGACCCGCGTTTGTCTTTTATTTCTTTAAATTTTGCGGACTTTTCTGCTCTTATCTCTTCGACAGTTTGATGATGACCGTAGCAGTTAATGCTAAATCGTTTTAAAAGGCCATTTTGTTTTAGTCGATTTTTACTTTGAACGTCAAATAAAAACTCTGCCATGCATAATATGCGATCACTATAATTTTTAAAGTAAGGCCTGTCAGAGTACAAAAAGGCCAAGTAAAAACTCAACATTGTATCAATCGTGGCGATTTTTACAAGATGACCGTCAATTTTAATTGTGTTATAACTATGGCAGGCGATAGGTTTGTATATAAACGCAATTCTTTTGTTTTCTACTTGAATTTCATAGTGTAGGGGTATTATTTCGCCGACTCCCTCTCTTTTGTTGATTTTACAATTAGTTATCCCAATATCCATTAATCGTTCCAACACGATCTCCGCAGTCATTTCCGGGTTATGTGAAATAACATCAAAATCGGCAGTAAGGTATAAAGGAACTTCCGCTGACTTCTTTTTTGGCATATAATTTGTGTACTGTGTAATCGCAAATCCTCCAAAGAAAACAACCCCTTGATTGATTAATGTGTCTTTCACTGTATTGTAAACTTCTTTGTTTGTATTTTTTGATAATTTGTCTCCTATTTTTAATTTAATGTCGTTGCATTTTGTTTTTGTTGTGTCAATTGGATGGTATTGATTTATTAACACTAATCTTTTTAAAACCTTTTCCCACCTGGACGTATCCCCTCCCGGACGACTAAGTTCACTATACATGGACATCCTTAAAAAGTTTGGATCCACATGTAACAACCCACTTACTCGAACGGATTTTTTTTTCACCATTTCAAATAGTTGCTTCGGTAGAATAGTAATATCTGCGATTCCCTGATAATTGACAAACACTTTATAAGTACCGTGGTGTTGACCACTTCTTGCTTCCACGTCGCTATACCCAAGGCTGTGATACAAGTTCGCTAAATCTTTTGCGTCTTTTAACGCATCGGGTGAAAAAAAGTCATAATCAGGTAAGTCTACGTCTTGATTATAAATTTTACTGTCGTGTGGCAATTGTGCATTAATACTAATTCCTCCATAACAAACTCGATTTTTTTTTTTAATAAAGTTTTCAACGATTTCAAACATTTTTTTAATATCTGGCGAATTCAGAGCCACCCGGGCGACTTTTTCCTGGGCTCTGTCCACCTGCATTCTTAGTATTGCCAATTCGCAGTCACTAAAAGTCATTTCTTTAGAACAAATTTTATTTTTCATATTGTCTGTATCTCTATAAATTATACAGACATTATATTATATTTTTTTCTCGTTTGACTTAAGTTTTGAAACTGTAAAAATCAGTCGTGGTTGTACGCGTCGCGTAAGAATTCTTGGGATCTTGAGGGGTCGCGTCTGGTATAGTCGTTTCTTTAAAACGCAATTCTTCTGGTTTTAAACTAAATGCGTGACCTGACCGGTCAAACATTAATTTGTTCATTTCCAGAAATGCGTCTACAGTTTGATATCTTATCGCGACCATTTGACAACCCGCGTCTTGACAAAATAAACTACTAGGATTTGGTGGGTCCGAACCAGCGTCAGGAAAAACAATAGTCATATTTTTCTTATTAAACTCTCTTAGCTCATTTAAATCTGGGTTGTTTTTAACATCATTGTAAGCCATTGACCTCATGAATATGGACCCACTTGTTAAATTTACATATTCAAGAAACGCGGCATTGTCTAAAAATGCCCTACTATAACCTTCATTGCGATCTACTATAATAATAATTTTATTTCGAAAACTTAATAAAGGTTCTGCTCCTAAATTAAACCCATCGTTTTCAAAACTATATTTTTTTCCGAGTAATTCAGTATTGTATCCCCTCATAATGTTGGCTAAATTGGTATACATCTCTTGTTTGTTGGACATGAATCTTAAGTGAATGAGAATCGGATCCGTCCAATTTGGTGACGTACTACTAGAAAATGCGTAATTTTTAATGGTTCTCATAACATCTCCAAAATCGACCGAATTATAAGTTTCCTTTGTATAAAAATTATCGGCTGTGCTTGTGGCGACTACTGGTCTTTTTTTAATAGAGTAAATTTCGAAATCTAGACACCTAACTCCTTCTTTAAGGACTGCTTTTAAATTACATATATTTACAAAATCATTCTTGTAACTGCCGCCAGAACACGCATTAAAAGCGGTTTTAATGTAATAGTCTCTAAGGTTGCCGCTAAAATTCGGATTGCTTGAGTTTATCGATATGATATTTGGGTTATTTGTACTGTATAAAGTATTCATGTAATCGCACTCTTTTGTCTGTAGTTTAGATAAGTAAATCGCGTAAATAATTGTCAAAGTGACAATGAGCAATCCGCTTGCTATAGCTAAATAATCAACTATGGAGGACATATAATTACTATAATAAGTTATTATTTTATTAATTATTCTTTACATACACTAAAAATATAATATGTGTATTTTATATAATAAAATACAAATAAGATGCCCGCAGATTCATCATCATCATGTCCTTCTCCATCGGAAGTCATGAAAATATTAAAAAGCACATATCCAAATTTCAGCGACGAAGAGATAAACAAACTATATACAGGGATGATTGAAGTCGGTAAAGAAGAGCAATTAGGGGGAGGAAAAGGAAAAATATATCAGAGAGGGGGTGTTAAATGTAAAACTTTACATTATTACTACGGTATCACAGTAGTTATGCTTACGAGTCTAGCAGGATTGGGTTTTTGTTTTCTTTCAGAACGAAAAGCAGAATTAGCAAACCATTTTGTTTGGTATTTGACAGATATATTTGATCCCAGACACTATGGTCACTTTTTTGATATAATAGGTAAGATCTCTTCATTGGGTCTCGGTTTTCTTGACAAAGTAACATCCTATTTACAAGAGTTCTTTAAAAATCCATATGAAGGAGGTTTTACGATTACTTGGGTAAAAAATATATTTGATATTTTTTGTGAGGTCGAAGAAGATAAAAAGACAGTAGCACAAGCAAAGATCGAAATATCCGAAGTCGTTGGGGGTGCGGTCAAAGAATACCTCAAAGACGAAGGAATAAATTATGCAGCACCAGAACCTATCGAGATCAGTAACGATACGGTTGTTTATGACGGAAAAAAGGAACTAAAAATATTGGTAGGAGATACTGTCATAACAATATCGCCTAAGGTTATTCCCGCCGCCACCATGAATTCGGCCTCAGCTTCGTCACTTCCTATGAATTTAGAAACTTCTTCATTTAAAAGGGACGACGTGGATGCCGTACTTGGTGACCATTACTACGGCAAAGTACCTGGCAATTACAATTATGAGAACCCTGCCTGGAAAACCTACTTTGAAGAAAAAGGTGGGAAAAAAATAAGAATGAAAACAAGAAAAAACATAAATAAAAAAATGAAAAAAAAAAGGCAAAGAGTCGAAAATGATAAAAAGTGTCACATTATTTTAACTTTTTCCTTTATTTTTCCGCCTTGTTTTATTGAATTGGTTGAGTTGTTGTTTCGCGGACTTTTTATTTTTATGAAGTGTTTTCTTATTTTCGTTTTGGTAGTTAAATTTCTTATAAACCTTTTTCAAATAAGTATCGGAGAGAATTTTTGACGGAATCGTGGACTTGGAAGTTTCTTGAATAATGACCTTTATTTTAGGCTTGTAAGAAGTAGGTAACCTATTTATAATTTGTATTTCTTTCTCATTCACCGCGTCACTATAGTAAATGAATTCCTTGTCTGTTATGTTTAATAATATTTGAGCCGTTGTTCTAACAAATTTTAGACTCTTATCTAAATGCGGATTATGTTTTTGCGTAAAATACTTGTCTCGATAAGGATGAAATCTGGGGTCAATATTCGTATAATTTTTGTTCATGACGCCTAGAATTTCGTCATATGACTTGACCTTCTTTAATTCCTCTTCAATAATTTTTTTCCTCAAGAAAGAAGAGACGCCTTTTTTTCCTTTCCGACATCCGGAATCAGTGTCAATACCGTGATTACTTAAAACTATTCCTTTTTTCTTATTAAGCGTTTTAATAGCAAAATCATTTTCGCTTTCTTCAATATGATAACATTGTCCATCAGATACCAATAATGTGTGCCCTTCTATGATCTTGAAAAAACGATCTCTGTGTAACAGCTTATCTACACTCTCCTTCTCACACAAAATATTGCGGAAAACATTCCCTTTTAGTATGTGGTGTTTTAGATAATTCGGATCTTGTCTTACGTGTTGACGAACGGAAACCCCTCCGGGGTTATAAAGAGACGCATTTACCATTGCGGTCCCTTTTTCATTTATACCTTCCATCCAATTGGTATCCAAGTCCTTATAATAAACAACTTCAATCCCATTTATAATTTCGTGTATAATTTGTATGGGTGGACGGTAAGTACGATCGCGATTCTTAGCCAGAATTTCTTTTCCGCCAATGTTTGCATAAAGTATGACACACATTTTCGTTATTATATTAAATGATATTTTTATTAATTCAATATAAATTAAAATTTAAATACCTTACTATAGTAAATAAAACACTTTTGACATGCCAGGGGCCTTAATGAACCTCATATCGGAAGGACAACAAAATATCGTATTGAATGGAAACCCAAGCAAAACTTTCTGGAAAACTACGTATCAAAAATATACCAATTTTGGAATCCAAAAATTCCGAGTTGATTTTGAAGGGGCTCGTACACTTCGTCTCACAGAAGAATCTAAATTTACATTCAAAATTCCTAGATACGCCGACTTATTAATGGATTGTTATTTAAGTATGGAGCTTCCCAATATTTGGTCCTGTATTTTACCACCCCAATTAATTACCAACGAAGATGGATCCACTTCTTATACTGACTGGGCTCCTTACGAGTTCAAATGGATTGATAACTTGGGATCTATTATGATTAAAGAGATACTTATTACGTGTGGAAATCAAACACTTCAACAATACTCTGGACAATATTTATTGTCGGCGGTTCAGAGAGACTTTTCTGCCGAAAAACGAGCCCTTTTTAATGAGATGACCGGACATATACCAGACTTAAATGATCCAGGAAATGCGGGAACAAGAGTGAACTCTTACCCTAACGCGTTTTATACTACTAGCCCGGCTGGACCTGAACCCTCCATTCTAGGTCGTGTTTTGTATGTCCCATTAAACGCTTGGTTTGGAATCAAAAGTCAAATGGCGTTTCCATTAGTGTCTCTTCAATATAATGAGTTACATATTACAGTCACCATGAGACCAATTAATGAAATGTTTCGAATTCGAGATGTATTTGATTATGTTAATAATTTTCCATATGTTGCTCCAAATTTTAATCAATTTTATCAACAAATTTACAGATTTCTTCAACCACCTCCAGACGTAGAATTGGAGATGACTTCCTACGTGGATAATAGAAGTATTTGGAATTCTGATATTCACTTAAATTGCACCTATTGTTTTCTCTCTAACGATGAAGTCAATTTATTTGCAAAGAATGAACAGAAATATTTATTCAAACAAGTACAAGAGACAACGTTTTACAATGTTACAGGGCCCAATAAAATTAAATTGGACTCGATCGGATTAGTATCAAGCTGGATGTTTTATTTCCAGCGAAGCGATGCGAACTTAAGGAACGAATGGACTAACTACTTTAACTGGCCATATAATTATGTTCCCAATGATATTATCTTAGCACCAACGTTGGGGGTGGTGGTTGTACCGAATTGGGAAACACTCGTTGATACCAAGAATATTGGACCGGGAGTAAACCCGAACGGTTTACTAACTGGACTTATGATATCAAGTGATTACACCGTACAAAATATAAAAAATATATTACTAACGCTCGGAATACTATTCGACGGGCATTATAGAGAGAATGTACAACCAGTAGGAGTATATAATTTTATTGAAAAATATGTCCGAACAGGAGGCAATGCTCCAGATGGATTATACTGTTATAATTTTTGTTTGAATAGTTCTCTCTACGAGTTACAACCGTCAGGTGCAATCAATATGAGCCGTTTTAATACAGTGGAGATGGAGTTTACCACTATTTTGCCCCCACTCGATTTACTCGCTCAAGTGT